GCTGGGCATCACCATGACCGAGGCCAAAGTGGTCTCCTGGCTCAAGCAGGTAGGGGATCCGGTCAAGAAGGGCGACCCGGTCGCGTCGATCGAGACGGACAAGATCAACGCGGACGTCGAGGCCACCGGCGACGGCCTGTACGGCGACCTGCACATCCAGCCCAGTCAGGTCCACGTCGCCGAGGCGCTGGACCAGACCATCGTCAACCAGGCCGCCGGACTCCCGCCGCTCGTGGGGATCTCCCACGACGTCATGGCCGACTTCGGGCCAACCCAGAACGTCGGCAACAGGCGGGTACGCGAGGCCGTGGCAATCCGCGCCGTCCAGTCCGCCGACGTCGTAGCCGACCCGTCAGCTGGCGGCAGGGCCGTCCACGCTGTCGAGTCCACCCAGACCACCCCCACGGGGGCCCAACACACCCAGGAGAGCGAAGTGCCCGTCACCAAGGCAGACGTGCTCGCCGTCCTCACGGACCTGAGCGGCGACGAGCTCGCCGCCGCTGGTCTGAGCCGGACGGGCACCACCGAGTCCACCAACCCAACCCACACGGAGCGGGTCGTCGAGTCCCGCGCCACCGAAGCCGGGGCCGTCGCGAAGGCGTCGTTCATCGGCGGCCTCATGCTCAAGACCAAGGCCGACGCCGCCGGCATCCCGGCCCGTCTGCTCGAGGCTGCCGTCGGCGAGCACTTCACCGAGGCCGACCTCGACGGCTGGATCGCCGGCTACAAGGGCGACCTCGCCCTCGAGGAGCGGGCCGGTCTCGAACCCCGCCACAGTGCGGTCGTGACCCGCGAGTCGCGGGAGAAGAAGGTCGCAGCCCTCGACGCGTTCTTCGCCGGCGACTTCATGAAGGGCTACCGGTCCTTCAAGCAGGCCTACGCCGACATCTCCGGCTACCGGGGCGGGTTCCTCGACGCCAGCGACCTGAACCTGCGCATCCTGCGCGAGTCCTGGGGCGGCGGCTACGACTCGGCGGAGCGCACCACGGAGTCGGCGTCGACGTCGACGTGGGCGCAGCTGCTCGGCGACTCCATCACCCGCCGGGTGGTGGCCGAGTACAGCCTGCCGTCGCTGCAGACGTGGCGCACGATCGTCTCCGACATCCAGCCGGTGGACGACTTCCGCACCCAGCGGGTCGGCCGCATGGGCGGCTACGGCGTCCTGCCGGCCGTCACCGAGGGCGCCCCGTACATGCCGCTCACCACGCCAGGCGACGAGGAAGCCACCTATGCGATCAGCAAGCGCGGCGGCACCGAGGACCTGACGCTGGAGACGATCGCGAACGACGACCGTCGGGTCATCTCGAAGATCCCGACCAAGCTCGGCCGCGCCGCGGCGCAAACCCTGTACCGGTTCGTGTGGGACATGATCGACGGCACCGGTGTCACCTGCACCTACGACTCGGTCGTGCTGTTCCACACCGGCCACGCCAACTACGACTCGTCGGGTGCGGCACTGTCGCAGACCAACGTCGGCGTCGGCCGCCGCAAGATGCGCGACCAGGCCGCCTACGGCGACACGTCGGAGATCCTCGGCCTTCAGCCCCGCTACCTGGTGGTGCCGAACGAGCTCGAGGAGCTGGCCTTCCAGATCTGCCGCTCGGCCGTGGCCGTCCCCGCGACCGCCGCCGGACCGTCGGACACCCCGAACATCAACTCGGCGCAGGGCCTCACCCCGATCCTGGTGCCGTACTTCACGGCCGCCACGGCGTGGGCGCTCGTCGCCGACCCCAACATGGTGCCGACCATCGAGGTCGGCTTCTACCAGGGCCGCGAAGAGCCGGAGATCTTCACCCAGTCCGACAACTCGGTCGGGTCGATGTTCAACTCCGACGTCATCACCTGGAAGATCCGCCACATCTACAGCGGCACCGCGCTGGACCACCGAGGCTTCTACAAGGGCATCGCCTAGCCCTCCTCCCTTGACGGCCCGCCCCTACGCACGGGGGCGGGCCGCGGGGTACTCAACCAACACTCCACAAGGGAGAAAGTCACATGCAACTGAAGGAACTCGCCGGGACGCTGTACCACACGGCGCTCGTCCCCAGTCAGGGCACGCTCGGCACCGACGACAACTGGACGGTGTGGTACGCGCCGAACAAGGTGAAGGTCACCGCGGTCACGATCGTGCCCGTCGACGCCATCACCGCGAACGCCACCCACTACTCGATCTACACCCTGACCCGGTACACCGCCGGCGCGGCGGGCGCCTCGGTCGCCACCCGCACCTGGGCTGCGACCAACTCGGCCGCCGAAACCCCGGAGGCCATGACCCTGTCGGGGACCGCCGCGAACCTGGTCATCGCCGCCGGCGACACACTGTCGATGGTGAAGACCCACGGCGGCAACGGCCTCGTCATTCCCGAGGTGCTGCTCGTCGTCGCCTACCAGAACTACGGGGTCTGACCCATGTCCGCTGTCCGGTCGTACAACGTGACCGCGACGGGCACCGTTCGCACGGGTGAGGGCCAATTCCACGGGTTCTCGATCGCCTCGACCGCCGGCGCCGACGTCGTCATCTACGACGGGGTGACGGCGGCCGGGACGATCCTGGCCCAGTTCACCCTCGCCGCTAAGGGATTCCTGCATGTGGACATCCCCGGCGGCGTGTGGACGGTCACAGGCATCCACCTGACGTCGACAGCGGCGATCCAGGGCCACGTCCGGGCATGAACAGAAGGGGGTAGGGCGTGACCGTCACCCGTGTCCTGCGCACGCAGCCGGCCACGCTCAGCCACCTGTGGTACTCGTCCGGCGAGACGCTGACCGACCCCACCGGCACCCCGACCGTCGCCGTGACCGCGGCGGACGGGGTGTCGGTGCAGACCGGCAGCGCCACCATCACCGGCTCTGCCTCGGGCCAGACCACGTTCGCGCTCAACGGGGTCGCGACGCTGGAGTTCCTCACCGTCGTCTGGACCGCCACCGTCGGCGGCGTGACCCGGGTCGAAACCGACCACGTCGAGGTCGTCGGCGCGAACCTGTTCACCCTCGCCGAAGGCCGCGCGTCGGACGCGTCACTGTCGTCGACCTCCGCCTATACGACGGCGGCGCTCGAGGTGGCCCGGCTTGAGGTCGAGCTCGAGGTGGAGCAGATCTGCGACCGCACCTTCACCCCCCAATACCAGCGGGTCACGTTGGACGGCACCGGGTCTAACGCGGTCCTGCTCGAGCACTCCGGTGTGGACCGCAGCCCATCCGACGTGCGCAGCCTCCGGCAGATCACCATGGCGGCCCGGGCTGACGGCACGTTCACCGCGCTCACCGCCGGGCAGCTCGCCGCGGTCCAGGTCTCCGAAGACATGCGGCTCATCCGCGTCGACGGCGGGGTGTGGACCGAGGGGCTGCGCAACATCGTCGTCGAATACGAGTACGGCCTCGACGCCCCGGCGGCCGAGCTGAAACGGGCCGCCATGGTGCGGTTCCGGTCGCGGCTGAACATCCACAAGACCGGCGTCCCCGACCGTGCGATCTCCTACCAGGTCGACGGGGGCGGCACCTACCGCATCGACCTGCCCGACACGTACAAGGTCGGCATCCCCGACATCGACGCCGTCTACTCGCGTTACTCGCGTAGGCCCGAGGCGGGCACCGGTGAGGGCGGCGGCCGGCCTGCGTCGCGCACCTTCTCGTATCAGGTCCAGCGCTATTCGATGTACCACTGATGGCCGGCACCAACGCGCACGCGGCGAAGGCTGCGCTGCTGACGCTGATGCAGGCCGCTGTCGGCTACGCCGGCGTGCAGGTCCTCTACTCGTACCCCGGTCTGTCCCACGAGATGCGGGAAACCATCTACTTCGACAGCGAGATCGGCGGGTCCGTCGAGCTGGTGTCGATGCGCGGCGGCCAGGCACTCAAGCGCGGCGAAGAGCTGACCACGACGCTCGTCATCGAGGTGCAGAAGCCCGGCAGTACCCGCGCGGACAACGAGGCCCGGGCCTGCGCGCTCGGCACGATCTTCGAGGGCGTGATCGCCACGAACCCTGACCTCGGCTCACTCTCCAACATGAAACTCGCCCGGATCAGCAGCTTCACCATGACGAGCTGGGCCGACGACGAATGCGAGTACACCCGCGTCCTGTACGGGGTGCGGTTCACCTCCCACAACACCTAGGAGTGTTCATGGCGCTGCGCAACTTCACCGTTACCGGAGTGATGCCGATCCGTGACGCCCAGACCAGGGAGTCGGTAATGACTGGCGGCGTTGTCACGCTCGACGACGCTCCGGTGCCCCGGGCCGGGCACAAGCCGCTCGCCGCGACGCACATCGACTCGCTCGTCGCGTCCGGCTGCATCGCGCCGTTCGCGGAGCCCGCGGTGGAGGAGCCGATCGTGGAGCCGAAGAAGGCCACGAAGGCTGAGGCCTGACCGTGGGCACGCTCGCCATCAAGGACGCCTACGTCTACACGGGTGGCCACGACTTCTCCGGTGACATCAACACCTGGAAGCTGGGCGGCGAGGGCGAGCCGCAGGACTGCTCCAACATGCGCTCCGGCGGCTGGCGTGAGTACAAACTCGGCCTGAAGAAGTCGATGTTCGAGATGGCCGGCCACGCCCAGTACGCCGCGGCCGACGCGACAGACCCGGAGACGTTCAACAACCTCGGTGTCACCAACCGGGTCCTCACCACCGGGGCGAGCGAGGTCGAGGCAACGCCGGCCTACTTTCACCGGGCGATGCAGGCCGACTTCACCATGGGCGGCCCGATCGGCGGCATGGCCCCGTTCCGGGTGACCGCCAACGGCACAGACGGCCCGACCGGCGTCGTGCAGGGCCAGCTCGCGGTCAAGATGACGACGGTCACCACCACCGGGGCGAAGGGCACCGCACTCAACCTGGGGCTGGTCGGCGCCGGCCAATACCTGTACGCGACGCTGCACCTGCTCGGCACCGCCGGCACCTCGATCACGGCACTGGTGGAGTCAGACGAGGACAACACGTGGTCGTCTGCCACGACCCGGATCGCGTTCGGCGCCCAAACCGCCGTCAACGGCTACTGGGGCACCCGCGTCGCCGGCGCCATCGCGAACGACGACTGGTTCCGGCTCAACGTCACCGCCATCACCGGCTCCTGGGTCATCGCTGCCGCGATCGGCATCGGCCTGTGACCTGGCTTGTCGAGCGGTTCGAAGACGTCAACACACTCCCGCCGGACCGGCTCAAGAAGCTGATGGAGTGGATAGCCCGCCACGGCGTCGAGGCCGCCGACTGCCGGCCCAGCCTCACCGTCACATCAGACGACGACGGGAAACTCCAGCTGCACTTGTCGCAGTTCTACCGCGTCGCCGGGCAGAAGGTCGTCGACCACAACCTCGGCCTCATCGCCACAACCCCGCTCGTCGTCGACATCAACCCAGCCGACCCGCCGCCCTGGACCGTCAAGGAGTAACCCGTGGCAACGTTCGCACTCACCAACATGTACAACATCTTCAACGCGGTCGACCTGTCGGACCACGCCTCGGTGAGCACCACGGTGGCCGACGCCGACCAGCTCGACTCCACCGCGTTCGGCGACTCGTGGCGCGAGTACACCGGCGGGCTGAAGAAGGGCACCTACAACATCACGCTCTTCGACGACTTCGCCGTCGGCAGCGTCGACGCAACGATCTGGGCGGCGTTCAACACCGGCACCGCGGTCGCCGTCGCCACGCGGCCGGTCAACACCACCATCGCCACCACGAACCCCGAATACCAGTTCAACGTCCTACCGAACCAGTGGAACCTCGGCG